AATAACGCAACACCACAAGACTGGGATAGACTACAAAAGAAACATCCGGCAATAGATGAGTCTTTGATGAAGGTTTATCTTGACATGGCAGAGGAAGAAGCCGAAGAAGAAGCAGAAGAAGATGTAGTCAACAACCCTGACCACTACAACACTGGGTCAATAGAATGTATTGAAGGCATCAAAGCATCTATGTCTGCTGAAGCATTCGCTGGTTATCTCAAGGGCAACTGCATTAAGTACCTCTGGCGATACGACTACAAAGGTAAGCCAGTAGAAGACCTTCAGAAAGCAGGTTGGTACTTGAATAGGCTGACGGATATGGTGGAGAATAGCTGATGGCTACAGGACAGACACACGGGGGCAAGGGTTCAACAACCCGCCCCACAGACAAGAAGAAGTACGAAGATAACTATGACGCTATCTTTGGTAAGAAGAATAAAGACAAACCTAAATTAAAGGATAAGAAATAATGGAACAGTACCAACAGTTTATACATAAGAGCCGTTACGCACGCTGGATGAAAGAGGAAGGCCGCCGTGAGACATGGGCAGAGACAGTGCAGCGTTACGTAGACTTCTGGTCTAACCGTGGTCAGATAGACAACAAGACCGCTAAGAAGCTGTTTAACGCTATCCATGACTTAGAAGTAATGCCATCAATGCGCTGCTTAATGACAGCAGGTGAGGCTCTGGATAAAGATAACGTAGCAGGTTTCAACTGTTCTTACCTTGCAATTGATTCACCACGTAGCTTTGATGAACTAATGTACGTCCTTATGTGTGGTACAGGTGTAGGGTTCAGCGTAGAGCGTAACTTCATTACTAAGCTACCAGTCATCGCTGAGTCATTCCACCCGACTGACACTACCATTGTAGTTGGCGACAGTAAGATAGGATGGGCTAGTGCTTTCCGTGAGTTGATTGCTATGCTGTACGCAGGTAAGATACCTAAGTGGGACATGTCTAATGTTAGAGAAGCAGGCGCACGTTTAGAAACCTTCGGTGGTCGAGCGTCAGGCCCACAGCCTCTTGATGATTTGTTTCACTTCTGCGTAGGTATATTCCAGAAGGCAGAAGGGCGCAAGCTGACCAGCATTGAGTGCCACGATGTAGTCTGTAAGATTGCTGACATTGTAGTTGTAGGCGGCGTTAGACGTTCAGCTTTGATTAGCTTGTCCAACCTCTCTGATGGCCGCATGGCTAAGGCTAAGTCAGGTGCTTGGTGGGAGAATGAAGGTCACCGTAGACTGGCTAACAACTCAGTGGCGTACACAGAGAAGCCAGACTTCGAAGCTTTCCTCAACGAGATGCAGACCTTGTATGAATCCAAAGCAGGCGAGCGTGGTATCTTTAGTCGTGTAGCAGCACAGAAGATTGCAGGGCGTAATGGCCGTAGAGACCCTACCTACGACTTCGGTACTAACCCTTGCTCTGAGATTATCCTACGTAGCAATCAGTTCTGTAACTTGTCAGAGATTGTAGTACGGGCAGACGATACGCTCAAGACACTCAAAGCTAAGGCTGAGGTTGCAGCTATCATTGGTACACTACAGGCAACCTTGACAGACTTTCGTTACCTACGTAACTGCTGGAAGAAGAACACCGAAGAGGAAGCATTGCTAGGTGTCAGCATGACAGGCATCATGGACAACGCTACTCTGAGCCGTCCTGAGTCACCTATGCTGGCTGTGTGGCTAGAGGAGATTAGAGATGTGGCTGTTGCAGTCAACAAGAAGTGGGCTGAGAAGCTTGGGATTAATCAGTCTACTGCTGTTACGGCTGTCAAGCCATCTGGCACTGTGTCTCAGCTTGTTGATAGTGCTAGTGGGATTCACCCTCGCTTCTCTGAGCATTACATTCGGCGTGTACGTTCAGACAAGAAAGACCCACTTGCAAGCTTCATGTCAGCAGCAGGGTTCCCCGTAGAACAGGACGTAATGTCAGAGTCATCGTTAGTGTTTGGTTTCCCTGTCAAAGCACCGAAGGGCAGTACGACAGTGAAGATGGTAGGAGCTATGGAACAGCTAGCACTTTGGAAGACTTACCAGAATCATTGGTGTGAGCATAAGCCAAGTATCACTGTATACTATACAGACAGCGAGTTCCTGCAAGTAGCACAGTGGATATGGGATAACTTTGACATCTGTAGTGGTATTAGTTTGTTGCCTGTTAGTGACCATACATATCAGCAAGCTCCTTATGAGGACATCACTGCTGAGAAGTACGAGGAGTTACTAGCAGCTATGCCACAAGGTGTTAATTGGAATGACCTAATCTACTTCGAGCAAGAGGATAACACAACAGGCTCTCAGGAGTTAGCGTGTACTGGTGGGGCGTGTGAGATAGTTTAAGGTGTAAAAAGTGTAGTAAATGTGCAGTTATTGATAGGTAAAAGTGTAGTAAACTAAGGGGCCAATTGCGGCCCCTTTTTTACGTCTACTGAGTAGTTCCTTCTTCTGTCTCAGCAGTAACTTCTTTTTGAATGTCGTCCATTACTGTGGCTATTTTAGAGAGAGCAACTATGTATCCCTTATCTCCCTTCTTTGATTTAGTGAGGGCTGTTAAGTTATTGACAAAGCCAGAAGAAGTCATAGCACGAGCCAGTAGCTTGGGAGCTACAATAAAACTCATTACAGCAGCGGGTAAAGTTGACTCACCCCCAGCCGCATAGAACCCACCGCCACCTATCATCAACATACCAGCAGCTCTATTACCTAAATTCCCTTTTGTTTTTTCTGATAGAAGAATGTTTTCAACAAGTTTCATGCCCCTATCTAAAGTTTTTAACTGCCCCTTTTCAAAGGTAGCTTCTAACATTCTTTTAACGCCTCTATCAGTGTTTCTTACTGTTATAGGAGACTTGCCAAGCTGGTCTATGTTCTGCGGTAGTAATGTCTCTAAAACTCCTCCTTGTACTTTGCTCCAGTTAGAATCAACAGCCCGTCCAGCCCGCTTGTCAGATAAGCGCATAGCTTTACGCAAACGAAAAATATTCTCAGGGGTTGCTTTAGTTACTATGTCTCCAAGAGTGCTAGGGCTTGTGTTGTTTATAATGTCGTCAATAAACTTTTCATTAAAACGAGAGGCTCCAAACCTAGCGAATGTTCTTGCTCTTTTATAAGCAACTCCTAAATCCTGTGGAAGTTTTGCACCGGCAACGTTAAAAGCCTCGTCTAACTTATTTATAATGTCGGGAACTTTTAAGCTTTTTTGTGTTCCCTTAAAAGAAGGCTCTCTTTGTATTCTTTTTAAATCAGACATTAACTGATGTGTTTCTCTGAATGTTAAATCTGTGCTTCCCTCAGCAATCCCCTTCAGTAAGGACATGCCTTCGCCGGAGGGGTCAACAACACCAATGCGTTTAACATCATCTATTAACGATTTAGCAAGACTACGAACGCTTGATACATCAACAGGAGGCACAAAAACATCTATAGTTTCTTTACTGCCATACTTTGCTTTCTCAGAAGGAGTAAGCATTTTGTCAAACGGCCCTTCAATAGGAACTTCTTTTTTTCCTTTACTCACTAAAAAAGCAGCGTCATCTAGTTGGTTAAATAGAACCCCCGTTGCTTCGCTGTGTAACTGTTTTCCTTCAGTAAGTACTCCTTGTACTATACGTCCCATACCGCCATTCTCTAAAGAAGTACGTGCAACACCAGCAAAATCAGCAACAAGGTCGTCATAGTGCTTAACAACAATATCTGATTGCTTACTAGCTAAATTCTCAAAAGCTCCAGAAGTCAAAGTAGAACCTCTTAAAAGCTCTCCCATAAACCCAATCATCTTGTTATCAACTATCTGGTCTAAAGCTAAAGTAGAGCCACTGTTGTCCATTAATTTCTGTAGTTCTTCTGCTCCTTCTTTAGGTCTAAACTTTATTTTACTAAACAGCAACGAACCGCTTTTAACTAAAGAGTTTCCTGCAACGTCCCACATGGCCTCTTCACCACCGGCTCTTAAAGCCCCTGACAGTGACGCTTGAAACTGCTGGTCGTTTAGAGCGTTACGTGTTTGTCTTTCTCCCTCATAACCTAAGCTTCCTCCTGCGAAGGCGGCAAGGGCCGACTGTGTTAGCCCTCCAACAACTTTACCTGACTTTTTAAAAGGCTCTACCAATGGTCTCCTTAAAACTGCCGTTGCGACTGTACCCACACCCGTACCAACTGCTTCGCCAATTTGTTGGCCTTTCTGTGTACCGGCTAAAAGAGGAGCAACCGCAGAACCAAAAGTTTGTCCGATTGGAGTCATCTCCGTCAAAGGTCGGGAGCCCGCACCGGCTTCCATTCGAGGAGAAGGAGTTTGACCAAGTGTTTTTTCAACATTTGCTTGACGTTGAACATTGGGGTCGATATTTAAAAGAGTTTCAATCTTATCAAGTTGGCTTTGACTAAAAGTATCTACAAGCTGTTCAGGTGTGAAGTCTTTAAGCTGCGCTAAAAGTTCTTGTTGTTTAGTCATTAATCTTCTCCGTCTTGTATAGTGGCTAATATATCCATTACTCTCTTAGCTTTTTCTTGTAGTGGAGCCGGAAGTTTTGAGTTAGTGTTTTCCGGAGTTGCTACTTTATCAAAATACGCTGGCATGTCTAACCCGTTACTGGCTAACAATTCAAAGTTAGTTTCAATTTGAGCCTGTTCATCCGCGATTACTTTTCTAAGCCTAGCCTTGGCCTTCACTGGGCTAATGTCACCGCTTAATAAACCTTTACGTAAAGACTTTAGTTCTGCAACCGCTGCCGCCGCGCCAGTAATGTCATGGCGTTTTGAGTTGAAGTAGTTTTCTAAATCACCAAATAAAACACCTTGTTCGCCAGCAAACTCAACAACGTCAACACCTGTAGTACTTTTTATTGCTTCATTTACCGTATCCCCTCCTAAACCTGTTAAAGCGCTTAAACCACTACCAAGAGCGGCTATACCTCTGCCCTTTAAAGATAAAAACTTATCAATACTTTCTTCTGTGATTGGGCCTAATGTTCTTAACCTTTTTCTCGAATTTATAATATCGGTACGGACGGCTTGTGCCTCTGAATCCGTAAACG